CAAGAAGAATTGCTGTCTCTCATGGATAAAGAAACGTGGATGACAGCACAAAAGGCTAAAGAGCTTGGCTTTATTGATGAAATCATGTTTGAGGATTTACAGCTTGCGGCGAGTACATCATATTCCGGCTTATTGCCGCAGGAAGTAATAAACAAAATGCGTAACACGGTTAAGAATCCAGCTCAAAAAAATAAACTGGATTTTTTAATATGCAAATTTAAATTTTTAAAATTGAAAGGAGAAATTAAAAATGACTTATGAACAGTATCTTAAACAGCGGAATGCTCTTCTGGCTGAGATAGAAAGTCTCATTGCAGAGGGCAAGACCGAAGATGCCGACGCCAAGATGAAAGAAGTTGAAGCGTTGGACGAGAAGTGGGAAAACGTCAAAAAGGCGACTGCTAATTTGACCGCACTGAAAGGCAGCGTCAAAGTGACGGACATCGAAAACAAATCCGTTGATGCTGGAGATGGTAAGGTGATTGATACAATTCAAAAGCCTGTACCTGTGGATGAAGGCAAACTCTACGAAACTGCATGGGCTAAGACTATGCAGGGCAAAAAGCTTGACGCAAACGAGCAAGCGGTGTTTGACAAGGTCAATGCAGAGTTTCGCAATGATTATACCCACACCACTGGCACTACACCGACACTGATACCGCAAACTGTTGTTGCTGGAATCTGGAAGAGAGCCGAGGAAATGTATCCTCTATTGGCAGATGTAAAGAAGTACAATGTAAGGGGAACTCTGGTAATCAACAAGCATACTGCAATTGCTGCCGGTGATGCTGATTGGTATGACGAGTCTACCGCAACGGCAGACGAGCAGAACACATTCGGTCAGCTAACATTGACCGGTTGTGAGCTTGCAAAGGCTATCACCGTAACATGGAAATTGCGCTCAATGGCAACCGAAGAGTTCATCCCGTATATCAAAAACGAGCTTGGGGAAAGAGTTGGAGTTGCTTTAGGTACCGCAATCGCACAGGGCAAAGGCAAGCCTGGGCAGGACGAAAATTTTAAGCCTGAACCTCTTGGTATCGAAACAGCGCTTGAAGATGAAGGCGATATGCCTCAGGTTGTTACTTATAATCCTGCTGCCCCGACCGCCGATCCGATGGACTATGAGAAAATCACTCAGGCAATCGGCAAGATTCACTCATCCTATCTGAGCGGGTGTGCAATCTACGCCAACAATGCAACGATATGGAATCAGCTTGCCAACATTACCGACACGACCGGCAGACCGATCTTCATCCCGGATGCCACTTCCGGCGGCGTAGGCAGAATGTTCGGAATGGTTGTAAAGGCGGATGCAGGTGTAAGCAACGATACGGTTATCATCGGCAACCCCAATAAGGGCTATGTGCTGAACACCAACGAACCCATGAGCCTTGCAACAGAGGAACACGTGAAAGCCAGAACAGTTGACTATGCTGCATACACCATCGTTGACGGCGGTTTGCTTGACACCAAGGCATTTGCATTAATAAAAAAATCATCGTAACCGTTAGCCCTGAAATAGCCACGTTTGACCTCAATGAGGGCGATGGTTACGCAGACGTGGTGCTAACGGTTACTGCCGATGGTGGCACAGTAACCATAGGTGATATTTACATCGGTGAAAGTAAATTGACAGAAGCCGACTACACCGAAAGTGACGGCAAAATCACAATCAAAAAAGAAACACTTGACGACCTGGAAGTAGGCGACTATGTAATTACAATCGAAACCGACCAAGGAGATGTAACGGCTATTATTACAGTTGTTGATACAACCGATGTTGATACAACCGAAGAAGGTTAGGAGGTAACCGCTGATGAAATACGAAGTCATCCGGCGGTTTCGCGATAAGTACACCGGGGAGATAATTCTCCCCGGTGCCACTTTTATTTGTGATGAAGCCGACCGGATTAAAGACCTAACTGACAGAGGCATTATCAAGAAACAAGACCTTAACCCCGATGAAATGACGAAAAAGGAAATCATGTTAATGCTCGATGAAAGGGGTATCGAATACAATCCAAGGCAGACAAAAGCGG